AGCCACAGGAGCGACGGGACCAACAGGAGCAGACGGTGGATCATCAAACTTCTATGACTATAAAGCAAAAACAACTATTACTACAGGAGATCCTGGTAATACACATCTTATTTGGAACAATGCAACACAAACATCTGCAACACAAATCAATGTAAGTCATATTGATAAAGATGGGTTTGATATTGATATCTTCTTGGCTTTGATCAAGGATAACGATACTTTAATTATTCAAGACGCTTCAGATTCTAACAATTTTCAAAAATGGGAAGTAAATGCAACACCAACATTACAAGTAGGCTATGTTGAAATTCCAGTAACACTTGTAACATCAGGTGGAACAGGAACAACTAACTTTGGTAATAACTTAGATGTTCTACTTGTAATCTTTAGTGCAGGTATCGTTGGGCCAACTGGTCCTTCAGGTGCCACAGGTGTAACTGGTCCGCAAGGAGTTACTGGCGATACAGGACCTACAGGATCTACAGGAAGTACTGGTCCCGTTGGCGCAACAGGTGCTACTGGACCACAAGGCGTTACTGGTGATACTGGTGCAACTGGTTCAACAGGTCCAATTGGTGTAACAGGTGTTACAGGCCCACAAGGTGTAACTGGCGATACAGGAGCAACTGGGGCTACTGGCCCTCAAGGAGTAACTGGTGATGTTGGACCTACTGGTGCAACTGGTGCTGGATTTACGGGTGCTACTGGCCCAACTGGTCCTACAGGAGATGTTGGACCTACAGGTGCTACAGGACCTACAGGCGTAGGCACCACAGGTGCTACAGGTGCTACAGGTGCTACAGGACCTGGTGGTGGAGATTTAACAGCAGGACCAATTCTATCTACATCAGGAACATCTTCTATTAATCCTGCAAATGCGACGGGAACTGGAAGTACTTTTGTACTAAATGCTGGTACTCCTCAAATAACTTCAGGTATAGAATTAGAAACATCATCTGCATTTGGAGCACTGGTTATAGGCAAGGGTGGTGGGTCACGATTTGGATCTGTAGCAATTGGTAACAGTGAGACACTCTTTAGCACCACAACAGGTCAGCAAAACATCGCTATTGGTGGTCGTGCTTTAAGAGAGAACACTACTGGTGACAACAATATGTCTATTGGTACTGAAAGCCTTAGAAACAATACCACTGGTACAGAAAATGTTGGTGTTGGTACATTTGCTCTTTACAACAATGCTACAGGTAGTTTTAATACTGCTATTGGTGCAGCAGCACTAAATGGAGCATCAGGTGCTAACATAAGTCAGAATGTTGCTATTGGTAATGGAACACTTCTTGTAACTCAGACAAATGGTCAGGTTGCAGTTGGATATCATGCATTATACGACAATACAACTGGTGTAGAAAATGTTGCTGTTGGCTTTAATGCTATGGAAAATAATACAACTGGTTCTTCTAATACTGCTTTAGGTCATGAAGCCATGAACACCAATACAACTGGTAATGCTAACTTTGCTGCTGGTTTCCGTACTTTATTTTATAATATTGATGGTGATGCAAATGTTGCTATTGGTTCAAATGCATTAGAAGCAAATGCAACTGGAAACGGTAATATTGCCATAGGTTATCAGGCTCTTCAAGACAATGTATCACAGGGCGACAATGTTGCAATAGGTAATTTTGCACTTGCAAATAGCGATGCAGCAGGACCTAACACAGCAATTGGTGGCAATGCTTTGAGATACAACACAACAGGTGTTTCAAATACAGCATATGGAAATTCTGCACTTCAAGATAATACTACTGGTAGCCAAAATATTGCAATTGGTGGTAGTGCATTAAGTAGTGCTACAAATCTTAGCGACAATCTTGCTATTGGAATTAATGCATTAGATAATGTTACTTCTGGAACCACAAATATTGCAATTGGAAATAATGCATTACAAACTGCTACTTCTGCAACTGCAGCAACTTTTATAGGTTGGAATGCAGGTGCATATTCACAATCAGTTACTGGTGGTGTAGCCATTGGTACAACTGCTATGTTTGGTCTTGTCAATGGTGGTTCTAATACTGCTGTTGGAAATGGTGCAGGTCAGCAATTAGGTTCAGGATCTGATAATACTTATGTTGGCCAGGGTGCTGGACAATTTAATGGAACTGGTATTTCAACTCTTGGAACAATTACTCCAGGTTCTGGCTACACTGACGGAACATATACACTTGTAAATATGAGCGTTTCAGGAAGATCTTGGAGTGGTCAATCACCTCAACTTAATGTAGTTGTATCAGGTGGAGCAGTTACAAGTTTAACAATTCAAACTTCTGGTACTGGTTTAGTTGTTGGAGATGTATTGATAATTAATACACTTACTGCACCAGCAGGACTACTTACTGGTTCAGGATTTAGTGTTCCTATTGCTACAATAACAAGCACATTTGGAAACACAGCACTTGGTAGAGGTGCATTACAGTTAAATAGAAACGGAACACAAAATACAGCAGTTGGATATCAAGCACTTAGAAATGGATCTAATGGTAACTTAAATGTTGCTCTTGGATATCAAGCATTAGCAAGCAATAATGCAGACAACATGACTGGACTTGGATATCGTGCTTTGTACAACAATACTACTGGTGCATTTAATACAGCACTTGGATGGCAGTCACTTATTGGTAATACAACTGGTGCACAAAATACTGCAGTGGGCTATAACTCTCAAGCAGCAGGAACAACAGCATCATTTAACACATCTTTAGGAAATAGTACTCTACAGAACAGTACTGGTGGATTTAACACCGCAGTTGGCTCTGCTGCACTGCAAGCAAATACTACTGGTACTGGTAACTCAGCCTTTGGTATTGCATCACTATACAGTAATCTAACTGGTAGCGGAAATATGGGTTTTGGTAACAACACTCTTGAATTTCTAACTTCTGGTAATAACAATGTTGCTATTGGTGCAGGTGCAATGCAAACTGTAACAACAAGCAATGACCAAATTGGTATTGGTGTTAATTCTTTAAGAAATGTTACTACTGGATCAGGAAACATTGGCCTTGGTGTTAATACATTAGCAAATTTAACAACTGGTAATGCTAACCAGGGACAGGGTGCTTCAGCACTACAATACCTAACAACAGGTACTGCTAATACAGCAGTAGGAAATGTTTCAGGAATTCTGCAAACAACTGCTGGTCAGAACTCCCTATTTGGTGCAGGTACACTTGCTAACAATATTACTGGAAGTGCAAATACAGTAGTGGGACAACAGGCTGGAATCTTTGTATCAGACAATGTTAATACGCTTGGAACAATTACAGGTGGTTCAGGTTATACAGATGGAACATATACAGGCATTTCTTTGATTTCAAATACAACTCCATTTTTAACTGTAATTCCTGCAACAATTGTAGTATCAGGTGGTGCAGTAACTTCTGTAACCTTAACTGGCTTCAAGGGTGGCGTAACAACATCATCCGTACTGGTTCTAAGTGATCCAAATGCATTAGGTTCAGGTGGTGTTGGATTTAGTGTTCCTGTAGCCACAGTAAATACAACTGGTTCTAATAATACTATTATTGGAAGAAGAGCAGCACAAAATGCTTTTACTTCTGATAGAAATACATATGTTGGTACTGAATCAGGACAAAATTCAAATGGTACTGATAACATATTCTTAGGATATCGTGCAGGTCAAAATGAAACTGGAAGCAACAAACTCTATATTGAAAACAGTGCTTCTGCGACTCCACTGATTTATGGTGAGTTTGATACGAATAATGTAAAAATTAATGGAGATTTCCAACTTACTACAAAGACTCCAGCAACATCAACTTCAACAGGAATTACTGGAACAATTGCCTGGGATGCAGACTATATCTATATATGCACTGCTACAGATACCTGGAAGCGAGTAGCAATTGGTGGAACATGGTAAACTTAACTAAGGAAAAGGGTAATTAAATGAGTCTATCTAAAAGACTAAAAGCATCTGGTGAAGCCAGAGACATGAACAGTCAATATATACTTCCATTGATTCCACCTCGTCCTTTGTTTGGTGTAGCCAATACAGGTACATATGTTGATACAGAATCTGCTATTCGTACATCTACAGTTTATTCATGCGTAAGACTACTTGGAGATACCATTGCTTCATTGCCAATGGGTGCTTATGTACGCAGAGGCCGTAATCGCCTTTCCTATACAACAGTTTATGGCTATACTCCAGAGTGGGTAAACAAGCCAAATCCAGAAACAACAAGATTAGAATTTATTGAGCAGGTAATCACATCCTTACACCTACATGGTAATGCATTTATTTTGACGGTACGAGATGATAATGATGAAGTAACAGAACTATATGTACTTAATCCAAATGAAGTAAGAATTGAAAGACCAATCCCAGGAGAGCCACTTGTATACAGAGTTAAAGATATAGACAACAATTTATATGATCAGATTCTTACAAGCAAAGAAGTTCTTCATATTCCACTATTTAGATTACCAGGATCACACTACGGCTTAAGCCCAATTGGTGCTTGCCGTATGTCTGTTGGTATTGCTCAGGCTTCTGATACATACGCTGCCTCATATTTTGGTAACGCTGCTAATCCTGGTGGAGTTATTGAAGTTGCAGGAGAATTAAATGCAGAACAAGCAGGAGATATTGCTCGTAACTGGCAAGAGTCACATGCTGGTCCATACATGTCTGGTAAGATTGGAATTTTATCAGGTGGTGCATCATTTAAGCCATTATCACTAAACGCTTCTGACGCACAACTCATTGAGGTCAGACGCTTCAATGTAGAGGACATTGCCAGAATTTTCCGTGTCCCACTAAGCCTATTAGGTCATCCTACATCAGGTGCTATGTCTTATGCATCTGTTGAAGCACAGAACCTTTCATTTGTTCAACACTCATTGCGTCCATTGCTTGAGCGTTTGGAACAAGCACTATCTCCACTACTTCCTGAGTCAGATGGATTTATTAGATTTAACCTTGATGCACTTTTGCGAGGCACAACAATAGAGCGTTTTGATGCATACACAAAGGGATTAAGAGAAGGCTTCTTGTCACTAAACGATGTACGCAACTACGAAGACCTATCATCACTTGGTGATTCAGGAGATCAGTATAGACTTCCTCTACAAAACATTGATGCTTCACAAGCACCACTTGTTGGAGATAAGATGAAGGCTGAAATTGCATCTATCCTTGTCCAGGTTGGTTACAACCCAGATGATGTTGCTAAGATGCTGGATATCTCAGAACTAACTCACACAGGATTGCCTTCAGCACAATTACAGCAAGTATCCTTGGTTGATCCAACAGATCCAAAGGCTGCTTACAGTGATGAGGTCAAGGAATAATGCCTTATCTTGTCTCAAATAAACAGTCAGATTGCTCTGGTTGGGCGACGGTAAAGCAAGAAGACGATGGTTCATATACTACTCTAAAATGCCATGACAATAAGCAAGACGCTGTTGATCAAATGGTAGCAATATCTATAGCAGAAGATATGGAACCAGGTGGAGAAGTTAGAGCAGTTTCTAATGTTCCACAGTTTATTAGAGACAACGCACAAAGAGGATTAGACTACTTGGCAGAAGGTTATGGCGGAGATGGTCTAACAGATGCAACAAAGCGTGAAGCAAGAGAAATGGCAGCAGGTCGTATCTCTGATAATAAAGTAAGAAAGATGGCCCCTTGGTTCGCAAGACACAAGGCTGATGGACAAGCACCAAAGAACAAGGATTCTTCAGATCCAGAATATCCTGGTGCTGGATTAGTTGCTTGGCTACTTTGGGGTGGCAATGCAAATTTTGATGATGCTGCTCAAGACTGGGCACAACGCCAAATAGATAAATTAGATAATGAAACTAATAAAGCAAGGAGCAAGATGAAAAAGACTGAACGCCGTACCTTTACGGTCAGAGACATAGAAGCACGACAGGCAGAAGACGGTACTATGCGTATGGCAGGCTATGCTGCAGTATTCAATGAGGCTTCCTTGCCACTACCGTTTATTGAAAAGATTGCACCTGGTGCATTCACAAAGACACTTCAAGAGACACCAGATGTTCGTCTATTGGCTAATCATGAAGGATTACCTATGGCCAGAACCAAAAACGGTACCATGAGATTATACGAAGACGAAACAGGTCTATACTTTGAAGCAGAGTTAGCAAATACACAGGAAGCAAGAGATCTATATACTCTTGTTGAGCGTGGAGATGTTGATCAAATGTCTTTTGCATTCAGAGTTATCCGTCAAAACTGGAGCAAAGACCGTACAGAAAGAACCCTTACTGAGGTATCTTTGGCTGACGGAGATGTGTCAATCGTAACATATCCAGCATATCCTGCAACTTCTGTAGAAGCAAGAGAAGCCATAAAGAGAGCCATCTTGGAAATAAAAGAAGGCAGAGAAGTAAGTGGTGATTCACTATTAGTATTAGAAAGCGTATTTGGAGACTTAGCAGAAGGTCATGAATATATCATGAAGGCTGTAGAAGTCATGGGTACACTGCTTGGCAATAATGGAGTAGAAGGCGAAGAAGAGTCTGAGTCTCCATTGGAAGATGTTGAAGAACAAGAAATGGCTACAAGCATTATTGATGTAGTAGATGTTCCTGGACAAGGTGCAAAGATTGTTGGAGATCATCCATCAGTTCTAAACTTCCTGCCAGATAACATGCCAAGATCAATGTCTCTACGCTTAGCAAAAGCAAAGAGAAACACAATAAAATAATATTCCTATCCACAAGATAGGACTGAAGTCGGAGTTAGGCTCACACCCTTGTAAGCGTCGTGAAATCCATAACCACCACCTCAAACTAAAATAACTCACAAAAAGGAGAACAACAAATGTCTTATTTAGACAAAGTAATTGAACGCCGTGATGCAGTTAAGGTAGAGTTGGACGCAGTTCTTGAAGCAGTTGCTGCAGAGAACCGTACAGACCTTACAGAAGACGAATCAGCAAAGGTTGATGCCCTTGTTGAAGAGTCACGCTCACTTGATTCAAAGATTGAAAAGTTAACTGCACAGGCAGCAGCAGATGCTAAGGCATCAGAGGCTCGTTCAGCAGTTGCAGATGTTGCAATGCCAAAGGTTGGCGGAGCAAAGGTAACTCGTGAGGCTCGTACTTATACACCAGAGTCAGGATTGTCATTCGTTAAGGATGCATTCGCTGCTAAGTTTGGTAATGACTATGCAGCACAGGAGCGTTTGGCTCGTCACACTCGTGAAGAAGAGATTGAGCGTCGTGATGTAGGAACTGGCAACTTTGCTGGTCTTGTAATCCCACAGTACCTCGTTGATCTTGCAGCACCTCTTGCTCGTGCAGGTCGCCCAACAGCAGACTTCGCAACAAACAAGATGGCTCTTCCAGCAGCAGGTATGACACTAAATATCTCACGCATGACAACTGGTACATCAACTGCAGTTCAGGCTGCTGAAAACGATGCTATCTCAGAGACAAATGCTGACGATACACTATTGACTGTGAATGTTCGTACAATCGCAGGTCAGCAAGATATCTCAAAGCAAGCAATTGAAAGAGGAACAGGCATTGACCAGTTCATCATTCAAGACCTTGTTCGTGGATGGCACACAACACTTGATAATCAGATCCTAAATGGTTCTGGTGCATCAGGTGAAATCCTTGGTATCCAACAGACACCAGGAATCAATCAGGTTGCATTTAACGATGCTTCACCAACAGTTGCAGAACTATATCCAAAGTTGGCAGATGCCTACCAGAAGGTACAGACAAGCGTATTCCAGAATCCAACACACTGGATCATGCACCCACGCCGTCTTGCATTCTTGCTTGCAGCAGTTGACCTACAGGGTCGTCCATTGGTAGTTCCAACAGTTAATGGTCCAATGAACTCATACGCAACAGGTGCTGGACAAGCATACTACGGTAACTCAGGTTACTCATTGATGGGTCTTCCTATCATTGCAGATGCAAATGTTACAACAACAGCAGGTTCTGGTACTGACCAGGACGATATCTATTGCGTAAATGCAAACGAACTACACCTATGGGAGCAAGCAGGATCACCATTCGCATTGAACTTTGATGCAACTGGTGCAGGCTCACTCACAATCAAGTCTGTAGTTTACGGATACTCAGCATTCACTGCTGGCCGTTATCCAGGAGCAGTATCCAGAATCTCTGGAACTGGTCTTGTAACACCTACATTCTAAGTTAAATTTGCACAGGGTTAGGCCTTGAAACCTAACCTTGCTGCAATACTTAGAGCAATCTAAGGGAGAGTAGGCCTGAATGTCCCCGCTTTGGGCCTACTCTTTTTAAAAAGGGGATTTATGAAAAAGATTAAGAAGATTTTTAAAATCAAGAAAGAAACAGCAACTGCAACTCCTAAGACGGAGAAAGCAATGTTGCCTAAATTGGAGAAGAGGATTAAATGAAGCCTACGCTTAGTCAAAGTGTGCAGCCTAATAATGTCTATACGACATTAGCAGATGTAAGAAACAGCCTTCAAATTGAAGACAGCCTGGATGATAATGAAATCCAAATGGCGATTCTTGCTGCAAGCCGTATGATTGATGACTACTGCCAGAGATCTTTCTACCAAGAGGGTACATTAGCATCACCTGTCACAAAATACTACACACCTGTAAATCCGTGGTACTTAGAGATAGATGATCTTGTTCAACCAACAGAGATAGCATCAAGAGCAAATCAGTCTGGTCCATTTACACAAATTTGGAATTTAGATACAGATGTTATGTATGAGCCTGTAAATAACCCAGAAACTGGGAAGCCAGTTACCAGACTATTAGCAATTCAGACATATGTATTTCCTTATTTCTTTCCTCAGACAGTAAAAATAACTGGAGTTTGGGGCTGGTCCTCAATTCCTTACGAAGTAGAATTAGCCTGCAAGATTCAGGCAGCAAGATTATTTATTAGAAAACAATCTCCATTTGGTATAGCAGGCTCTGTAGAGTTAGGAACAGTTCGTCTTAATTCTCGTCTTGATCCAGATGTTGAGATGCTTCTAAAGACATACCGTAGAAATTTTGGGTTGGCATACTAATGGCTATTACCAATGTCAATGGCGTAAGAGATGCACTCAAAGCCAACCTGCAGACAATAACAAATCTAAGAGTCTATGACTTAATTCCAGATGTTATTGTTCCACCATGTGCAGTAGTAGGGCAATTAGATTTCACATTTGATGTTGACAATATGCGTGGTTTAGACCAAGCATCTGTTGATGTATTTGTGATTGTTCAAAGAATATCTGAAAGAACAGGGCAAGAAAAACTTGATGGTTTCTTGGCTGGAAGTGGTAATGGTTCAATTAAAACTGCTTTAGAATCAGATAGATCGTTAGGTGGTCTTGTTGATACTCTAAGAGTTATAACTGCTGAAAGTGGCACTTATACTACTGGAGAAACACAATATTTATCTTATCGTTACAACCTCACAATTTGGGGATAGGAGAAAACAATGGAATATACAGTTACCTCAAGTAAAAAAGTTTGCGGTAAGATTAATGGTGAAAAACTTACCCAAGATGATATACTTAGTGCAGGAGGAAGAGTTGAACATCTTCTTGCAGCAGGGCATATCAAAGAAGCAGTAAAGACACCAAAAGCAAAAGAAGAACCACAAGTGCTAAAGGATGAACCAGAAGCATTTGTTTTTAACAATTTCAATTACGAACAAGGAGATAAATAACAATGGCTCGTATAGTACTTACAAATGTTGAAGTAAAACTTGGCGCAGTTGATCTTAGCGATCATGTTGCGTCAGTTACACTTTCATCAACTTATGATGTATTGGAAACCACTGCATTCGCAGGCGGAAATGTTCCAGCAGCAGCAAAGACAAGAATTGCAGGATTGGCTGATAACTCAGTTACTCTTGAATTCCACCAAGACTTCGCAGCAGGAGAAGTTGAAGCAACAGTTTATCCACTTTTGGGTGGAACAGTTGCTATGACTGTAAAGCCTAACACATCTGCACCAGATGCAGTAGACAACCCTCGCTATGATTTTACAGCCTTGGTTTCAGAGTGGACACCACTAAATGGTGCAGTTGGCGAACTCGCTACAGCATCAGTTACATGGCCAATCACTGGAGCAATCACCAAGGATGTAACACCTTAATATGGCTAAGATAGTTCTAACAAATGCGTATGTTCTTTTTGAGGGTACTAATGATTTTAGCGACCTTATTTCAAGCATAACGCTTTCTACTGTTCATGATGTTCTTGATGTGACCCCTGTAAAAGATGGTCAAATCTATAAAGAAGTCATAGCAGGTGTTGGAACTAACTCAGTATCTTTTGATTTCTATCAGGATTTTGCAGACAATTCTCTTGAAGAGTTTTTCAATGGAAATGGAACCACTGTAAGTCGTGTAGGAACAAAAGTATCTTGTGTGGTTAGGCCGTTAAACGCACCTAAATCACAATCAAATCCAGAATACCAATTTGAGGCATTAATAACAGAGTGGACTCCGTTAAATGCTCAAGTTGGACAGTTAAGTACAATTTCTGTAAATTGGCCTATTTCTGGAGCAATCACTAAGGACACTACTCCTTAGTTTAAACTAATAACCTTGAAGGGGAAATTAAAATGGATGGACTAAGTATCAAAGTAAAGACCAGTGACGGAAATGAAGGCACATATGCTCTTCGTCCAAAGACTCTCGTTGCATTTGAAAACAAATATAACAAGGGTTTTGCTAAGTTGCTAACTGAAGATCAGAAGTTGGAGCATATCTACTTCCTGGCTTGGGCAGCGATGAAGGATGCTGGTAAGGTGGTAAAGCCTTTTGGAGAGTCTTTTCTTGACACGCTTGACAGTGTGGAATTAGAGACAGACCCAAATTCAGAATCCACAGAGACAGCCTAACCTATACGGTAGCAATGGTTTCTGTGGAGACTGGCTTATCTCCAGTTGATTTGCTTGAAGCACCTGACGGTATACTTGAAGCAATAGTTATTTATCTCAAGGAGAAATCCAAGAATGCGAGTAGGCAATGAGTAGCAGTGCATTTGTGTTAACTGGTATCAAAGAAACACTAAGTGCATTAGAAGCCTTTGACAAACAGGCAGTTAAAGAGTTTAATAAAGTTATTAACTCTGAACTGAGCAGTGCTAAAAAAGAAGCACAAGCATCTGTTAAGGCTGAACCACCACTAAGTGGATGGGCTACTCAGCCTCCTCGCAATCCAAGAAGTCGTGGTGGAGCAGGATGGCCTGCTTGGGATCAGAGTGTTATTAGAGCAGGAATCTCATCTACAAAGGCTCAGGGTAAAGTAAGAAAAGACTATACAACTAATGCTGGTGCATTAAAGAATAGATCAGCAGCAGGTGTTATTTATGAATTGGCAGGTAGAGCCAATAAAACAGCAGGTAAGAATGGATTTATAAGTAATCTAAGTAGAGAAGATTCTCCATTTATGCCATCTCGCTTGGTCTGGAATGTAGTAGATAAAAACAGATCAAAGATTGCTCAAAATATCTACAATGCCTTGGAAAAGGCCAAAGCAACACTACAAAAGAATTTAAATACGAGGAAGGATTAAGACATGGCAGTAGGTGCAGTAGTAGCGTCAATCGTTTCTCAGTATACGGATAAAGGTTCTAAAGCAGCAAGAAAAGACATTGCTAAATTAGGTAAAGACTTTGATGCTGCAGCGAAAAAGATTACAAAATCATTTGCTGTAGCAGCAGCAGCCAGTGCTGCATTTGCGATTAAATTAGGAAAAGATGCTGTACAGGCAGCAGCAGCAGATGAAAAACAACAAACAGCATTGGCAACAGCATTAAGAAATACAACAAACGCAACAGAACAAGCAATTGCAGCCAATGTTAAATATTTAGATGGTCTTGAACTACAAGTTGCTATTGATAATGAAGTACTAATACCTGCTCTACAGCAATTGGCTCAGGCTACTGGCGATTTAAGCCAGGCACAACTATTATTAAGATTGTCTACAGATGTTTCTGTGGCATCAGGAAAAGATTTAGGAACAGTATCAACAGCAATAACAAAAGCATTAAATGGTCAATTTGGTGCCCTCACAAAATTAGGACTACCTCTTGATCAAAATGCTATTAAGTCAAAAGATTTAGGAAAGATATTAGTTCAACTTAGCCAAATAAGTAGAGGACAGGCTGCAGCAGCAGCAGATACTTTTGCGGGTAAATTAGAATCATTAAGACTAAGGTTTAATCAAATATCTGATACTCTTGGATATGCTCTGATGCCTTCTATTTTACTATTTGCAGAATATCTTGAAACTAAAATTGCTCCTGCATTAGAATATTTTTTATATTTAAACGAAGACAAATTAACAGCAGCACTTGAATCTTCTGTTAAAAATATTAAAGAGATTGCAAATGCATTTGGCAATATTTATAAGGTTATTTCTGGAATTAATGACCTTCTTCCAATTGGTATTGGAGGATGGATTCAGTTAGCCGTTGCAATTAAGGCAGTAAGTGTTGCTGGAGGAGTTCTTACAACAGTTCTTGGTATTCTAACAATCAAGTCTAAGATGAATAAAGATATGATTGCTGGATTAACTCTTCAGAATAAAAAGTTTAGAGATATCCTTTTAAGCGATGCTTCAAGTGGAGAAAAACTATTAAGAGTTTACTACAGAATGAAGGGTGCTCTTTTAAGTTCTACTCCAAGCGTATTTATTATTAGTCAATTTCATGCATTAAAAACTGCTATGCTTGCATCTGCAGCAGCAGGAAATAAATTAGCAGCAGCCCTAATTCTTGTAGGAAATAAATTAAAAGCAGTTGCAGTTTGGCTACTAAGAACTCCTTGGGGTAGAATTGCACTTGGCATAGGATTAGTAGTTACGGCAATTTCTAAATTAACTGGCAGCGATAAGATAACCCTATCTGATCAAGCAAGAGCAGCAGAGTATTCAATGTGGAAGGCTGCCAAAGCAACTGAATCAATGGATGATGCTGTAAACAAGTATAGATCCACTCAGGATAAGGTAGTTAAGAAGACTAAAGAGCAAATTGCTGAAGAAAAAAGACTTGCAGCAATTAAAGCAAAGGCTGATAAAGACGCTAAGTTAAGAGCAAAGTTTGAAGCAGATTATGCTAAGTTAAACGACACATTAGCAAAACGAGCAGGAGTAAAACTATTATCTTCTGAAGATGAGAAGATGGTTCAAATAAATGCAGCCATTGCTCTTGCTGATAGACAAAAAGTTATAAATGCTCTTGATAAAGAACGCTTGAAGGCAATGAAAGAAGAAATTCTCTCTTTGGCTGTTAGAAATGATTTGGCTAAGAGATATCAAGATATTCTTCAGGCTTTGGCTGATCAGAAGATTGATACAAAAGAAATTACCATTCTTGCCAAAATGTGGGGAGTTCCTGTAGAAGCAGTAGAAGCATATTTGGCAACATTGTTTGCTGTTGAAGATGCAACTATAACAGATGATGAGATTATAAATCTTGCTATGAAGTGGGGTAGCACACAAGCCCAAGCAGCACAATATTTAGATTTCTATCAGTATCTAAATGACGGTATCCTAAGCGATGCTGAAATTGAGAAGTTAAAGACCAAATGGAAGTTAACTGAAGAGCAAGTACGCATGTATGCTGACTTTGTTGGCGTAGTAAATGATGGTAAGTTAACTGATGCTGAAATTATTAAGATTCAGGATAAGTGGAAACTAACTACTGATCAGGTCGTTGAATATATTAAGAAGATTGGTTCTCCAGTTTCTTATTCAGGTACCCTGATTGATCCTGCCAAGGCAGCAGAAATTGGATGGCTAAACGCTACAGCAGCCCTACAAAGATACCTTGACCTTCTAAAGGCTGGTAGTGGAGTTGTTGTTACAAATCCAGCAGTACCACCAACAGTTGTTCCACCAGTTGTTATTCCACCAAAGGTAGACGGTTCAGGATTGGGTGGATCAAAAACAGATTCAGCAGCATCATCTGCAGCCAATGCAATTGCGTATGCAGTAGCAAAAGCAACAGGAGACACAGCAAAAGCAGCAATCGCAGCAGCAGGAGTTACTCCAAGTGCCCTTGCATCACAAGAGTCTGGAGCAATTGGTGCAGCATCTATAGCAGCACAACTTGCAGCAGCAGAGCAACAAGTAAAGATAGCATCATCATTAGCAGCATTTAAGGCTAAGGAAGCACAAGATTTAGCAGCATCTCAAGCAGCCTCAGCACAAATGGATTATGATGAAAAATTTAGATTTAACAGAGGAACAGTCGCTACTGCATCAAGCATGAACAGTGGAAACCTTATGGCTGGTGGGTCACCAGTTATCAATGTAACAGTACAAGGATCTGTAACATCAGAACAAGACCTCGTTCAAAGTATAAGAACAGGACTATTGCGTGGTCAATATAACGGTGATCCAATAACATTGCAGGCGATATAAAATGAGTTTGCCAACACTTAGAGTAGAAATTGACTTTGCCAGTGGTCCTTCATTTTCATATCCATTGCTTCTTGATAGTGGAACATACGGATTATTAGATATTAATACATTAGGTGATGCACCTGCAGATGTTGTTGATATTTCTGATATGGTGTTAAGATGCTCTACTCGTAGAGGTCGTAACCGTATTCTTTCCCAGTTTGAGGCTGGAACTGCGACGGTAGTGTTAAATGATCCTAATTCAGACTTCAACCCATTTAATGCAAGTGGTCCATACTATACAAAGTTATTACCATTGCGTAAGATAAGAATCTATGCACTTACCCCATCTGATGGAGATGTTGTTGAAGTTAACCTATTTGCAGGATATATCACTTCTTACGATACTGGTTTTTATCAAGGAACAAATGAAACTTCTACAGTTACATTGCAATGTGTTGATGGATTCCGTCTTCTAAACAATGTTTCTACTGGAGTAGCCCCAGTTCCTGGATGCTCAGCAGGTCAATTATCTGGAACAAGAGTAAACTCTTTGCTTGACTTCTCAGATTTCCCAGGTTCAATGAGATCAATAGATCCTGGAGATTCTACAATGATGGCTGATCCTGGTGGACAAAGAACATTGCTACAGGCAATTCAAACTATTGAACAGTCTGAATTTGGTGCCTTCTTTATGGCAAGATCTGGAAAAGCAAGATTTTTGGATCGTGAAACGGTATCTGAATTAGCAGATGTTACTCCAAGATTCTATACAGATAGTAGTGCTCCTGGCAGCCTTACATACACAAATCTTGACTTTGCCTACGACGATCAACTTATTCTAAATGATGTTACGATTACAAGATATAACGATGGCACTCTACCTGCTCCAATACCACAGACTGTCATAGATCAATTTAGCATTGACACATACTTTCTAAAATCTGGTCAAAGAACCAATCTTTTGATGCAAACAGACACAGAGGCAAATGACCAAGCAAGAACATTACTTGCTGCTCGTGCTAATGCTAATTTAAGAATTGACTCAATGAATTTAGATATTTCTGGTGATAATAACGAAGATAGCGTATTAGTTAATTTAACATCAGATATTTACAGCCTTGTTGTTATATCTAAAACAATGCCTGGTGGATCTTTCATTACTCGTGAGTTGTTTATTCAGGGTGTTAATCACGATATCACTCCAAACTCATGGACAATGAAAGTATTAACAGCAGAACCATTGATTCAAGCGTTTATCCTGGATTCGCCAACTCAGGGTATACTTAATAATAACAATTTATCATACTAACATAAGGAGAAAACAATGCCTACAGGCAGTCCAAACGCTGGTTATCTTACCTTCAATACAGGTGATGTTTTAACCTCAGCACAGGTTCAGTACAACCTGCAAAATCAGACAATAATGTACTTTGCGTCTGCTGCAGCGAGAGATGCTGCCCTGACAGTAGGGATTGTACAAGAAGGTATGTTTGCCTACCTTGCTGACATAAACGCTACTACATTTTATAATGGAACAACATGGGAAAGTTTTGGAGATGTAACAAATGCAACTCTAACCTCACCAAAAGAAACAATTACGACAACAGCAGGAACTGCAGGATCACCAGCAACTATTAATCTTGATGTAGTAACCTCATCTATATTAATATATACAGGTACTGCAGCAGCAGACTGGACACTAAATGTTCGTGGTAATTCAACTACAACTCTTGACTCAATCATGGCAACTGGAGAACAAATTTCAGTAGTCTTTGAAACACCTATTGGTGCTACAGCATATGAGCCAGTAGCAGGAGGATTTACTATTGATGGAGTTGTCCCATCTTCAATTAAATATCTTGGAGGAACTTTACCTGTTGGTAATATAAACTCTACAGATGTTTATGTATATACAATTAGAAAAACAGGAACAGCAACATTTACTGTTCTTGGTTCACAAACTAAGTTTGCTTAATATTTAATAAGGAGTAACAGTGAGTCCATTAGAGCGTTTTCCAAGTGGTATTGGCGTATATTTAAGACAAGTAGTCACACCTACGCCTACACCTACCCCAACGCCTACTCCTACTCCTACCCCTGCACCTACGCCTACTCCCACTCCTACCCCAGCACCTACTCCTACTCCTACTCCAACACCAGCACCTACCCCAACACCAACTCCTACCCCAGCACCAACCCCTACACCTACTCCAACTCCAAGTCCTACCCCTACCCCTACGCCTACTCCTACCCCTACTCCTACTCCTACACCAACTCCTACACCAACTCCTACACCAACCCCTACACCAACTCCAACTCCTACACCTGCATGTGGATCTTGCGTAAATTACAACTTCACGGTTCCTACATGTAATGGTGAAGATAGTTACGAAGGTCTATACAGCAAAACTCGTAAGGAATGTCCTCCAGGATCTGGAAACTGGGTTGACTGTACTTCACCAGTATTCCTTGGATATGGTAACTGCCTTGCATCTAATGTTCCAGGTTGTGGTGGATCAGGTCCAGCATGTACACCATGCTACTCATGCAGCACACCTGCACCAACACCTACTCCAACACCAACCCCAACTCCTACACCTACACCTGCTCCAACCCCTACACCAACACCAACACCTGCTCCAACGCCAACTCCTACCCCTACTCCAGCACCAACACCTACCCCTACACCTACACCAGCCCCAACGCCAACACCTACGCCAACGCCTGCGCCAACACCTACACCAACACCTACACCTACACCAACTCCAGCACCATCTAATACATGTGGTATTGGATGTGCTGGTGAAATTGACGGGAACCCATGTACTGGATTCTGTGCAGTTTAATGATGACGAATATGTTAAACTTAGATATCAAAAGGAGAAACAATGTACGCTTGCGTAGTAAAAAATAGCGAAGGAACTTGGGATGTTTGGACTCATCTCTCCTATCCAACCAACCAAGAAAAACAACAAATACTAACTGATGGAGTAGAGAGTGGTCTTCCAATTACTGGAATGGTTACGACTCCTTATAAGTGGTCAGCAACTCCTGGTGCAACTTTTGACGGTACAGAATTTACTGGAGGAACAGTATCTGTAGTACCACTATCAAGTGACTGGGAAGGAATAAATACCTATGCATATATTTGTAACAATATCCATATTGGTGGATTCATTGCTACAGCCAATTCAACACAAGACAATCAGTTAAACGCTATATTTTCTGAAGAAACAACAATAATCAAGGTTCCAGAAGGACAAACAGCCAATGTTGGTGATATCTGGGATGGCGAAAAAATAGTCAATAGAGTACAATAGGAACTAAAAGGGGAAAAATGTCTAAATGGGAAGAATGGAAAAATGCACAGGGAGAAACAAGACCTTGGCATATGATTGATAAAAATCAATATATTAAAGATCCTAAAATAGCAGAAGATAGGTTAGCAATATGCAAAGCCTGTCCAGAATTAATTAAACTAACAACACAGTGCAAAAAATGTGGCTGCTTTATGGCAGCAAAAACTAAACTAATAGGGGCTGCATGTCCCTTAGAAAAGTGGGGACCAGTAAATGAATAAAGAAGAAATAGCACCAGGAATAGTAATCTATAGTGATGTTATTCCTGATAGTCAAGATTTATACAAGGATATTGAAGAAGGAATGGCTTCTGTTGGATTTGCTTGGAATGCAGCATCAGTCAAAGAAAGTACAGATCCAATGGTAAATAAAAAGACCAGAGACACAAGTACTTTTGGCATTCCCTATAAGGGCAAAATAGAAGATGTTGCAGTTCAGTCATTGGGAGATGCATTTTTAAATAATCTCAATAATCTATTCTTTGAGAATTTTGATCCAATTGAAAGAGACTATATGGAAACATACGGCATCTTTACTGAATGGCACGATACATATGGCATCTTGAAATATGGAGAAGGTCAGCAATTTACCAATCACATAGACGACCACCCAACATATCACAGAAGAATATCTACAGTTTATTATTTAAATGAGAACTATACAGGTGGAGAAATCAACTTCCCACGATTTGGTGTCACACTAAAGCCAAAGGCTAATCAGATGATTGTTTTTCCATCTACCTATGTTTATAACCATTCTGTAAGCCCAGTCATTGAAGGCGAAAGATATGCAGTAGTAAGTTGGATGCGATGAACGAGCCATTATTAGTTAATCATGTTTTAGATACAGAAGAATTTACAAAACTTGCTTATGCTGTTTCAGATCCAAAAAGATTTGAGTATCAAGCAGGATTTTCAAGATATGTAGTTGCTGATAATAATCTTCCTCTATTGGGAGAAATAGCAGAAAAACTTATCCCTATTGCCAGAGAAACATTTGGAAGTGACACATTGCTTCCTACATATACACTGTTTGCTCATTATGAGGGACAAGATCCTGAGCCAAGTTTGTATAGGCATAAAGACGACAATGCTTGCACATACACTTTAGACATGTGTGTTTATCAAGATGAGCCGTGGGATTTGTGGGTAGAAAATAAAAACTACACACTCTATCCTAATCAAGCATTAGCCTATTATGGAAATGATCAGGAGCACTGGAGAGAGAAGTTCCCAAATCCAGAAACTAACTATGTAGCAATGATCTTTTTTCATTTTGCAGAGCCTGATCACTGGTTCTTTACTAAGGGACCAGGATATCTTGAGGTAATTAGAGGCAATATCACGGAGGAAGATTTTGATAAAATTAGTTCAACTGGATCCTAACGGACTTTGTAATCTTGGCTGTTGGTTTTGTCCTGTAGCCTATGAAGAAAACCCAGTCATTGGGCGAGGCACAATGCCTATTGAGACTATTCGTTCTATTATTGAACAATTGAAAAAGGGCGTTGGAGACTTTGTAGATCCATCATTTTCTTTTATATACACAGCACACTACAACGAAGTATTGCTTTATAAGCACTTCAGAGATATGCTTGATTTATTTAGAGAGCATGGATTAAGAACAATGGTCCTAACAAATGGCTCTCCACTAACAAAAGACAAGATGGACATTATCAAGGAATACAGTGATGTAGTTGATGTGATTCATTTCAATACACCTTCTGCAGATGCTGCAACTTGGGCAAAAATGACGGGGAAGCCTGAAAAGATGCACCAAAGAGTAATGGACAATATTAGATACGCAATAGATAACTTTCCTCATCAAAGAGTTACAATGCAGGTAAATGGAATCAATGAGACTTCTCTTGGGTACATGGAACTACTTTCAAATGCTCCAGAAATTGACTTAGACGATAATACTGGAGATACGGCTACTGCTGTTAAGCAAATGAGAGAAGCCTTCCCAGAAATAAACATAACTCCAAACACTGCATTGGTTGATAGAGCAGGATATTTAGATACTCGTGGAATCATGAAGAATCAAATAACTGGCAAAGGTAAGGTAGTTGGCTGTAACAATATGGGCAGCAGACCTGATACTTGGATTCATATTAATGCAAACGGTGCTGTATTTATTTGCTGCAATGACTATGATTTTGAAACTATATTTGGCAATGTTAATGAAAAGCCAATAAAGGAAATCTGGGAAAGCCAAGAAAGACAAGACATGATTAAGCATTCTTATGAGACTCTTTGCACAACTTGTGTACATGCTATCTGGAAAGAATAATGAAAAAAAGCATCTTTATTCAAATAACCTCTTATCACGACTATGAACTTGAAAAGACGATTAGAGATGCAATAGACAAATCATCTGGAGAAACAGAGTTGGTCTTTGGTGTCCACTCAATTTTCTATGAAGACAATTCTTGGATTGATCCAGTAAGACAAATTCCTAATGTTAGATTAGTTGAAAGCAAGGCACCAGACAATCTTGGAATGGGTCTTGGAAGATATTTGGCTGACAGACTTTATGCTGGAGAAGATTACTACTTACAAGTAGATGCTCACAGTAGATTTGATCAGAACTGGGATACATTCTTAATTGATGAAGTAAATAGACACAAGGCTAATGGGTTTAAAAAGCCATTGATTACCAACTACCCCAAGCCTTTTTGGTATGATGGTGATGAAGAGAAATGGCGTGACCATTTAGAAGTACCAAGTCAGTTCTATTGGAAAGATAAGCAAAGATTTAAATTTTACAGAACACCAATGCAAGGAACAGTTGGAAATCCAGAAGGAAATATACATTCAATAACTGTATCTGGAGGATCCATATTTGTTGAAGGTAAGTTTCTTGACCCAAATGAATTAATATTTGCTGATGGTGAAGAAATATTTATGGCAGCAAGAGCCTATACAAATGGCTATGATTTATTTATTCCAAGCAAGATGTTTATGTCTCATCTTTATACTAATCCAAATTCAACTGGAAAGAACCAAAGACGAGTTGTTGCAGGCGATTGGCCAAATGAAACGGCTAAGTTAGAAAAGATATCTAAAGACGAGATTGCCCTTACGCTAATGGGCGACGGTACAGTTGGAAAATATAGATTAGGAACAGAAAGAACATTGGCTGAATACGGCAAGTTCTGTGGATTAGATTTTGTTAATGGTGAGATTTTGGATAACTACTATGAGTTCTAAAGTAGTCCTAACAGGATCTCGTGGTTATGTAGGAACGGCAACAAGAGAACTTCTTGAGGACTCAGGCTATGAAGTAATTGAGATAGATAAAAAGATTGGTAGAAACACTATCTATCTATTTAGTTATTTGTTTGGTCAAGATCCAATAGCCATAATTCATTTATCAGCCTTAAAGTCTATTCCAGAATCTAAGAAGAAGCCTTGGGCTTATTACTTTAATAATTTGCTATCTACCTTGTCTACTGCGATTGTAGCCAGAGTGTCGTCCATACCAGTGGTGTTTGCGTCCTCTGCAGCCGTTTACAGCCCTTTTAACGCCTATGCTAAGGGTAAGGTATGGGAAGAGCGACTATTAGGCCTCATTTGCCCTGCAGTGGCCGTTTTGAGGTACTTCAACATAGTGGGTAGAACCCCAACAGTTCAAGATATTGGATCAACCAACTTGTTCTCAATAATTGGACGGCAGCCAGAAATAACAATAAACAGTATTACTTCTACAAGAGACTATGTACATGTATTAGATATAGCAAGGGCAAATGTCATGGCTATGGAATATGTCAAAAATAATGGTTCTCTAACAACAGACATTTTTACTGGAGAGTCCAGAACATTAATGGATGTAGTAAATGAATATAAAGAAAATGGCTTTGCCATTAAATATACGGTATTAGGCATACAAGATATGTCTACTATTCCTGTTTTAGATAATAGGGATATTCTTGGGTGGAAGCCCAAGTACACATTTAAGCAAGCAATCCAATCTGAAATAAGGAGTAATATATGAACATAGAGCAGTGGGCAGGCTTTATTGTATCTGCAATCACAATAGCAGTTGCATTTGTAGGATCAGTTAGATGGTTAGTAAAACACTACCTTTCTGAGTTGGTCCCAAATTCTGGAAAAAGTCTTAAGGACCAAGTTACCAGACTTGAGGAAAGAATAGATCAAATAATGTTAATTTTAGTTGAGTCTAACAGACCAAGAGCAAGAAAGAAATCTGATGACTAAATCTCAAAACGGTTGGCCAGCATCTAAAGATGAGAAGGAAATAGAGATAAAGGTCTTTAAGATCAAAGGCACTGATAGAAAAATGAGACTACAGAAAGACGCAGGAGTAATCTTGACTGCCTTTGCTGCTGAGTTTCACGCTAAAGTAGAACCTATTGATACTGGAGTGTTTGATGATTGGGCATACGCTTATAGAGATGTTAGAGGTAGTGATTCTGTTTTGAGCAATCACTCATCAGGTACAGCCATAGACCTAAATGCCACCAAGCACCCACTACATGCAGAAAACACATTTTCCAAGCAGCAGGTTGTTACAATTAGAGAATTATGTAAGAAGTACGGAATTCGTTGGGGTGGTGACTATGCAAAACGCAAGGACGAAATGCATTTTGAGATAGTTGAAACACCTGACGAAGTAAAAGCAAGAATAAAAACAATGAAGTTAAAAAAGGAGAACAAAGATGGCTAAGGCCAAAATCGTAAAATCCAATAAAGAAAAGGCAATTGCTATGGCTCAGTCATGGGCAAGAGCATCTTTTGCATCAGTTGTAGCCTTATACATGTCTGGAATTACAGATCCAAAGGTATTGGCAAACGCATTTTTAGCAGGTCTATTAGGACCTTTATCAAAGGCTCTACAGCCTAACGAAAAAGAGTTTGGACGAAATTCAAACTAACTGGTAAAATTAGATATTAAGGTCACAAGGCTACACACACCTAAAGGGAATTTGAGCCATTCAGATCTTAAAAGGTGGCCCTGGAAGCGATTCTGGGGCCATTTAAACTTAATATGGATATAGAGGGACAACCAAAGCCTGAAAGTGTCTTAAAACAGCCTTAGAAGGCGTTTAAAGGGCATCTGACAGGAATACTCATGGGGAAATTCATGGGGTTAACTGAGGAGAATACCTATTTTAAACAAAAATACATTTATCGCTGGACTATTTATAGTAATATCAGTTTTATTATTGCAACTATCCAGCCCAACACCAGCAGTACCAGTAGTATATAAAGATAGGCCACCTTTGATGCAGGTATCTGCAAAGCAGGTAGCCCAAGAACTACTAAATAAAGAACAATATAAATGCTTTACCAAGTTGGTTGGAAAAGAATCCGCTTGGAATCCTAAAGCCCAGAATCCTACATCTACAGCCAGTGGAATAGGCCAAATGCTGGACAGCACAGTAAGCAGTCTTGGCATGAAAAAATCAGATAGTGCAGTATCGCAATTAGTTGCTACACTGTCCTATATATCAAGAAGGCATTCACATCCATGTGGAGCCTGGAATCACTTTAAAGAAAAGGGCTGGTACTAATGTCAGATCCAAGAACAGTTATAGAAGAAATGGAATTCGTTGAAGTCACTAAAGAAGACAAAGACGGAAATACTATAACAATAAAAGTATACTAAGGAGCATACAATGACAGAAGAAACTTTAGAAGAAGCCCAAATATGGGTAATGACTGCTGAAGGTCTTGTTAAATTAGAAGACGCAATTGTATAAGTTGACAGTCTTTTAAGACCTATGTTATAATTATTGTAGTTGAATATTTCACCTCCTGAAGTAAATATCAACCTTGTCAGCCTCCAGGATTATTGAATTCCCGTTCTCTCCTGGAGGTTGATTTTTTTTGTAGTTTGACAATAGAAAAACTCTTCTGCTACAATAGGATTACTTCAGGGCGTTTAGAGATCACATCAATGTTGGTTCTGAAGGGACTACGGGCAGATTGCTTGAGTCTCGTTGAATTCTCACCGCAAGTGCTGAATTACGATGCAGTACAAAGGGGCGAAGCCCTGTCTTTAATTTAAAGATTTATTTCTATATGTTAAAGACAGCCATGGGCAGATTCCAGAAAAGAAAAGACTCTAAGGGGAAATAGATTATGGGAAGTAATATTAATTGGATAGATGAAAGAAGTCCTTTTAAAAAAGAAAAAGATTTTATAGATAACAAAAACACCACAGCAGGTTGGAAAACAATATTAAATATTGATAACTTTATTAATTGCAATGCCTGCACAAGAAGAATTAAAAGAGGGCAGAAAATGCTTTGGCATCCAGAAACAGATTTAAAGATGCATTTAGCGAAGGACTGTAAATTATGGTAAACAAAGAACCAGGACTCATATCAAGATTTTGGAAAGACAACACTCCAGAAATTTTAAACACTATGGATGATGAGCAAGTATTGCAACTAATTGATGAATACCTTGAAAGATATATCACTTCATATCAAAAGCGTAATCCAGGAAAAGACCTACCTAACATAGGCACAACTTTGGCGGAAGTTAGAAATAAAAGAACCAACATAAGCAAAGCACCAAGGATAATAAAAAATGCATAAAGGACCAAGAAGATACTTTTGGAGAGCAATGTATCAAATGCACTACTCAAAGCCAAAGAAAAAAACCACAGTTATGAAACTTTTTGGTACAATTAGGGATATGAGAAAGATTAGGGGACGCAATGGATAACAAATGGTTCTTTTACAATGGAGACATTATTCTTCAATCAGAAGATCAAGAGCAGTTAGAAATGGCTAATCAATGGATAGTCGCTTTGAAAGAAGCAATACGAGAACAAGTAATGGAGGAACTAAATGGGGGGAATGAGTTATCCAATGGATACGAACAACCAGAATTACCAGAAGTCACTTGCTGAAGCAAAAGAAAGCATTAAGAAATCAATTCAGACAATAGACAAAATCATATACTTGTTAGAAAATGAATGCTGCAAAGGCAATTGCTGTAAATGAGATTCCACTTAGTAGCATTGCCACATACTCAAGTAACTAAAGATTTCTTTACCTGTGCTTACACAGAAAAAGTCTATGGATTTGCAAACATGATGACTTCCCTTGGTCATGAGGTATATCTATATGGCTCTGGTCCAGGCACAGATGCAAATGTGACAGACTACATACAATGCTTACCAGAACAAGATAGATTAGAAGCAGTAGGCGATAAACACTACACATCTGCATCATTTGATAATACCCTTCCGCATTGGCAGATCTTTAACCGTAATGCAATTCAGACAATAGCAAGACATATTGAGCAGAAAGACTTTATCTGCCTAATTGGTGGTTTGGCTCAGAAGCCAATTGCAGATGCATTCCCAGACCATATGAGCGTTGAGTGGGGTATTGGGTATTCAGGTACATTTGCTAAATATAAGGTTTTTGAATCCAATACTTGGAGAGCAGCAGTATCAGCCCAATTTAGAAATGCTTCACAAATAGATATAAATTTCTATGACCAAGTTATCAATGGATATTACAATGTTGAGAACTTTCCTCTTCAAACTGAGAAGCAAGATTATTATCTTTACATGGGTCGTATGACTCAACGCAAAGGCGTAGATATTGCAAGTCAAGCCTGCGAAGCAGCAGGAGTTAAATTAATCATGGCAGGTAGTGGAGACTATATTCCACCTTATGGTCAGTACATAGGTGAAGTAAAAGCAGAAGATAGAGCAGCCTTATTTGGTGGAGCAATTGCTACATTTACTCCAACTATTTACCAAGAGCCTTTTGCAAATGTACATATTCAAAGCCTTGCTTCTGGCACACCTGTTATTTCTACAGACCATGGCATTTATACTGAAACTATTAGAAACGGTTTCAATGGGTTTAGATGCAATACTTTAGCCCAGTTTGTAGAAGCGACGGAACTTGTAAAAAGGCTGGATCCAAGAAAGATAGCCTTAGATGCATACTCAAAATACTCAACGGATATTATTAGATATCACTATGACGCTTATTTTAAGAGATTATTAAAGTTATGGGACAAAGGCTGGTATGACCTATCCTCAGACAATTCACAGGAAATTGTTATCAAAAAGTTATCAAAATAAGGCCTTTTATTTGACAGTATAACAAAGGTCATGGTATACTTAGTATGTACAGTTCACAAGACTGTAAATACAAATAAGGAGAACAAGGGAATATGAATAAAAACTTAGATAGTGTTATTTGCATTTTTTGCGAAGGATATATAGCAGATGCAATTGACTACACCCAGACACAATACTGTGTCCCATGCAATGAATATAAAGGCGTAACAACACTCCGTGAATTTTTGGAGGTATACGCATAATGACTGAAATAACAAAGATATGCTTCAAGTGTAAAGAAGAAAAGACATTAGATGCATTCTATACTGGTAAAGCAACACAAGAATATAAGCACAGTGTTGATTATTACTGCAAGACTTGTAGAACTGGATCTACTCTAAAATCACAAAGAAGTCCAGGAAAGATTCAGTGCAGTCTTGATGAATGCGATAGACGACACTATGCAAAAGGATACTGTCGTACACACTATGACCGTATGATGAGAAAAGTAAGTCTAACTTCTACTTCTGTAAATCGCTCAATTGATGATGCAAGTTTTATAGATATGCTTAAGTTTACATACAATCTCACAGTAGAACAATGGAAAGAATTTGCTAAGGATGGTTGCAATGTTTGTTCTGCAACATCTTCAAGTGGATTAGTTGAAAGAAAACTACATGTTGATCACGATCATGCTTGCTGCCCAGGAATTAAGTCTTGTGGTAAGTGTGTAAGAGGCGTAGTTTGCAATAGATGCAACAGTGCCATTGGTGTATATGAAGGTGGCAGAATGAGACAAGACTACCCAAATAGAGAAAAGATTATTGGCTATCTCGTCAATTATGATATTCGTCGTAAAAGAGAGGAGGCTAACTAATGGAAAAAGCAACAGAGTTTGAAAGACGATACATGAATATGTATTTAGAAAATGGCATTGGAATGCTACCAAGTTCATCAAGATCAGATTGGCCAAACTCAACTGATGAGCAGTTCTTATTTGTACAAGAAGTACATCAAAGATTGTCTAAGTTCTATGACTTGTATAGAACTCCAATAGAATTTCCACAGGAGGACAAATGAGATGGATAAAAGAATTTGTATCAAATGTGAAATTGAATATCCTCTTCAAGATGAATACTTTGCCTTGGCTAATAAATCAACTACAAGAAGAGTTACAGTCTGCAGAGAATGCAGAAAAGAATATGACAGGCAGTACAGAGAAGACAAGAAAGAAAGCGAAGTAGGAGGCGGAATGTATACAATCAAAGAAGAACCTACTGAGTCAAAGAAGCACAGAATGCTTAAGGCATTCAACTATATACACTTACAAGCGTTTGGAGATCAGATGACTGAGATGATATACTGGTGTAAGGCAGATGATTGTGTTCAAATATCTGACGACAACTGCGGTAAATGCAACAAGACTATGGAGAAAATTGGCTTCATAGATCACAACAACGAGAACAAGGGGAATAACAATGCGTAAGAAAATAAAGGCTAAGAAGTTAAACAATCTACAACTAATTGGAACATTCTTTGTTGATTCAGGAATGGCAATGATTGGTGATCCAGTCCATTTAGATAGTTGGAAATCATACGATAATCCAGAAGAGTTTGACATTGAAGATCATGTTAATCATGTTGGTGAGTATAGTTATATGGGTGCTGCTAATGCATCCTTGACTAATTCATTTGGTACATTAGGTGATCACGATGCAACTGTATTCAATACTGGTAATGGTGATGGACTCTATCCAGTCTATGCACAGATTGAAGAGTATGACGAATGGGGTCCACGAGTATGGGCAATCGTTATTGACATGAGTAGACATGGAAGATATGTATACGATAAGAGTCAACACCAACATCAAGATGAGTGTGAATGCTAATGATGGAATATCTTTGGATGGTATGTGCAGGAGCAATCGCTTACGGTAATGGTAGAAGCGTTTGGAAGTGGGTTATTGCTGCATACTTCCTTAGTTGGTTAGCACCAGCAATAGTAATGTTCTTGCCAAAGAATCATGCAAGAATAGAACGACGCAAAGAAATAGAAAAAGAAGTAACAGCAGATTACTTAGCAGGTAAAGAGTTCAAGGGTGTTAACACAGTTGATGACCTGTTTAAGCAATTAGAGCCAAAGTAAGGGGAAGCAGATGGAATGTCAGTTGTGTCAGCATCATGCAAGAGATGAACAATATCTCTGCAGACGATGTGAGAATACATTAAGAGAGTCTCTCTCTGATATTCCTACCATGCAACAAGAAGCAAAAGGTTTCCTGGTTCCAGGCAGAACTGGGTCAGGATCACCTACATCTGAAAGATCAATTGGGTTTAATGTATCTGCTATGGATTACTCCATGGCTGTGGATATCTTGCCAGTCCTACATAAATACGAAGCCCTGATCAGACGAGGTAGAAATCTAACGCCACCAGCCCTGCTGAGACGAGAGCCAAGTACTGAGGCAGAGGTTGCTGCAACAGCCCAGTTCCACATTACTCATTTAGGCTGGACTCTTAAGCAGGACTGGGTTGGTGAATTTGCGGGGGAAGTCAAAGTAATCCACTCTAAAGGATTATCAGTAACTAAATCCTTCATAGAAACTACCAGAAGAATACCTTGTCCAACAGATGAATGTAAGAATAAGGTAGCAATAGATATAGACAATATATTAGGGGATGTTAATTGTCTCAAATGCAAGGGTTCTTGGACACTATATAGACTCCTACAATTGGCTATGAATAATCCTGATAAGAAGTTTTGGCTGGATCTTGAGGCTATCTGTCTATGGCTAAATATCACAAAGAGACAAGCAATCAAGGTGATAGATGAACATGAGATACCTAAACGCAATGGTTTATATGACCTTGCCTCAATAGTTAGGATAAGGAATGAAGTTGCGAGTTTCTGATAAATCTGGTAAAATAAGAGGGTCTGTACTCAGTGCACCCAAAAACTGGACGGTATGTAAAGAGTACCAATTAATCCTAATAAAGGAATCAATCTATGTATAACCTACACTTAGTAATAGGACCAGTTCAAGTAGGTTTAGAGACAGATGAGAAATTATCATTTGATGGCATTGAGACATTATTGAACAGAGGCATGATGACTGCCCTAACATTATTCAATGGGCATATGGGTGCTATGGTTAAGTATGACAATTATGATAATGACCATGAGTGTGAAGAGTGTGAGTCTCTACAGGAAATAAATAATACTAATGATGAATCAGATTAATAAATATGAAAAGGTTCGTTAGCCCCTGCCTATACTGTGGAGTCCTGTCAAGATCATCAACATGCAAGCAGTGCATAACATCTATCCAGGGTAGAGATCCAAAGAGACAACAAAGAAATAAACAATACAATCATGAATGGCATAAATTATCAAGACTTGCCAGGACCCTCCAGCCATGGTGTTCAAGATGTGGAACAAATAGGGACCTGACGGCAGACCATATACTTAGTTTAGCAAATGGTGGTTTAAATACCTTGGAAAATATTATGGTTCTCTGCAGAAAATGCAACAGTTCTAAAGGTTAATTTATTTAATTAAAAGGTAGAAACCCCTGCCTCCCTCCTGGCATAACCCCGTATGGGGATTTTTTTACGCTCAAATAATAGCAGTAAACCCTGGCTGCCCTGTTCTGTATTTCTCTGCGAAATTACAGAAATAGGATTTTTGCGTATCAATTACGCAAAACGGACATTGGAGAAAAAATAAAATGACTGCGGGAAGACCACCAAAACCAACGGAACTTAAAAGATTATTGGGCAATCCTGGGCAAAGACCTTTGCCTGATTTGAATAATATTACGCATTTGCCCATGGCCAGGGAAATTCCAACACCTCCTGATACTCTTGGTGAGACAGGAATTAAACTTTGGAATCGTGCTTGGGGTATGGCTGTAACTTGGCTTAGTCCAGTTAGTGATATTGATGCAATTTCTAATGCTGCATTTTTGGCTGATGCTTCAGAGGCAGCAAGAAATAAATATATGGCTACCCTTGAGAGCAACGATGGTAGAGCGTTTGTCGCAATTAATAAAGCCTATACTGATGCGTTGGCATCTCTTGGCTTTGATCCTATTGCGAGATCTCGCTTAGGCGTTGCAGAGGTCAAGGCTGCAACCTCTATTGACAAACTTTTGGAAAGAAGGCACAACAGAGCCAAGGCTGATACAATTATTGTTGAGGTTGAATCTGAATTGATAG